ATGATGATTTAGATACAATTTCTAAATACAGTCAGAGTTGGTATGATTACTTTAATACAGCACAGTTTTACGAAAACGATATATTCTATCGTGATACTTGTACGTTGATGTACTTTAATTATAAAACCACTAAGAAGATGGTTTATAAGAAAAAAGTAAAAGATAACGGGAATATTAGTATGATAGAAAAGGATGATGGTTTTAATCCACCAGATGAAATGATGGAGGAAAACAATTTTGAAAAAGTAGAAAAAACAATTGATGTTTGGTATGATGGTGTTATGGTGATGGGGACAAATATAATTTTAAAATGGGAGCTTGCTAAGAATATGGTAAGACCTAAGTCGTCATCTCAGCACGCAATACCTAATTATGTAGCAGTTGCGCCAAGGATGTATAAAGGTGTAATTGAATCACTAGTAAGAAGAATGATTCCGTATGCTGATTTAATTCAGATGACTCATTTAAAGTTACAACAAGTTATTTCTCGTACAGTACCAGATGGTGTATATATAGATGCAGACGGTTTAAATGAAGTAGACTTAGGGACTGGAGCAGCGTATAATCCTGAAGATGCATTAAGACTTTATTTCCAAACAGGTTCTGTTATTGGTAGGAGTTATACGCAAGAAGGAGATTATAATCAAGGTAAAATTCCAATACAGCAGCTCACAAGCAATTCAGGAGCATCTAAGACACAAATGTTGATTGCTAACCTAAATCATTACTTAGACATGATACGTGCTGTAACAGGCTTAAATGAAGCGAGAGACGGTACAATTGCTAACTCCGATGCTTTAGTAGGCGTTCAAAAGTTAGCAGCACTAAGTTCTAATACCGCTACTCGACATATATTAGATGGAAGTCTTTACATATATAGAACGTTAGCTGAAGCGCTGACTTACAGGGTAGCGGATATTTTAGAATATGCAGATTTTAAAGAAGACTTTATAAATAAAATAGGAAAATATAATGTTGGTATACTTGGAGAAATATCTGATTTATATATATATGACTTTGGAGTCTTTATTGAGTTGTCTCCAGATGAAGAACAAAAAGCTATGCTTGAGCAGAATATTCAAATGGCATTATCAAAGAATGATATTAATCTGGAAGATGCTATTGATATACGTGAAATTAAAAATCTTAAACTTGCAAACCAGTTACTTAAAGTAAAGCGTAAAGCTAAGCAAGAACAAGATGAGCAAAGAGATATGAAAAAGCAGGCTATGATAAATCAGCAACAACTTCAGTCTCAACAAATGAAAGCTCAAATGGATGCTCAAAAAGTTCAAATGGAAATGGAGGCTAAGATTAAATATAGAGAAGCAGATATACAATTTGAAATTCAAAAACAAGCAGCTGAAGCGGAATTAAAAGCTCAGTTAATGCAGAAAGAGTTTCAATACAGTATGCAACTTCAAGGTATGACGCAAGAGCAATTAGGTATGAGAGAAAACGCTAAAGAAAAAGCGAAAAGCGACAGAATTAGTCAACAAAGTACAGAGCAGTCTGAACTTATCAATCAAAGAAAAAACAATTTACCTCCTAAGAATTTTGAGTCTAATGAAGACTCCTTAGATGGTTTTGACCTTGCAGAATTTGAACCAAGATAATGTCTTTAAATTTTGCGTAACTTTGCAACTAAATTAAATTAAATCAAATGGATATCAAAGTAAGAGAAGTGTCGGCTGAAGAAAAGTCGTCTCAAGAAATAGAACAAGAACTCCTTGACAAGCATGAGGAGAAGCAACAGTCAGAGACTGGGCAAGATAATGTAGAGGTTGTTGAAGAACCATCTACAGAAGAAACAGCAGGAGAAGAAAAAGTAGAACAGCAAACTTCCCCTGAAATAGAAGAAACTCCAGAAGTAAAAGAGCTGGATGAAAATGAAGTTCTTTCATATATTGGAAAAAGATACGGTAAGGAAATTAATTCTATTGATGAATTAGTTAGCCAGCGTGAGGAAAGCGAACCGCTTCCCGAAGACGTTGCTGCTTACCTAAAGTATAAAAAAGAAACTGGACGTGGTTTTAATGATTTTGCAAAATTGCAAAAAGATTATTCTGACTTAAGTCCAGATGCTTTGCTTAGAGAGTATTATACAATAACTGAAGAAGGTTTAGACCCTGAAGACATAGATGATATGGTGGATGAGTTTAGTATTGATGAAGATATACATGAACCAACTGAAATTAAGAAAATAAAACTAGCAAAGAAAAAAGAGATTGCTAAAGCTAAAAAGTTTTTACGTCAACAACAGGAACAATACAAACAGCCCCTTGAGTCAAGGGAAAGTTCTGCCTCTGTAAATAACGATGAACTAATAGAATATAGGCAATATTTAGAGTCAGCTAAAACACAACAAGATGATGCAGCTCAAAAACGTGAATGGTTTATCAAAAAAAGCAATGAAGTATTCAGCTCCGAGTTTAAAGGTTTTAAATTCAATGTAGGAGATAAAGATGTTGTTTATTCGCCAGGTAGTGCTTCTGAACTTAAAAAAGCTCAAGAAAGTCCATTAAATTTTATTAATAAATATTTGGACACTAAGGGTTTTATGAAAGACGCAGAAGGATACCATCGTGCTTTAGCTATTGCAATGAACCCTGAAAGATTTGCTCAGTTCTTTTATGAACAAGGCCAATCAACAGCAACAGATGATGTAATACGTAAAACTAAAAATATAAATATGAGTGAGCGTAGTGCGCCAGAGGTTTCTGTCAAATCAGGTTTTCAAGTGAAAGCAGTTTCTCAGCCTTCGAGCAAAGGACTGCGAATTAAGAGTATAAAAAAAACGTAATAATAATTTAAAAATAATATAACATGGCAGGACAAGTAAAAGCAACGCCAACATTCGCGTTGACTCCGAGTTCAGAAAGAACTCCAACAGCCCAAAACTATATTGTAAATTTTGATTTCCTAAATCAGTATCTACCTGATACGTATGAAAAGGAATTTGAAAGATACGGTAATAGAACGATTTCTTCATTCCTTAGAATGGTAGGAGCGGAAATGCCTACAAACTCAGACCTTATCAAATGGGCAGAGCAAGGTAGGTTACACACGAAATATACAAGCGTAGGTACAGCTGCAGCACTAGCTGCTGACCAAGCTGTATTTCAGGTAAACGATGCAATCGACCCAGCAACTGCTGAGCAAGTAATCAGAGTAGGACAAACTATTGTAGTTGTTCAAAACGATGGTTCAGGTCTTAACAAAGCAGTAGTAAGCGCAGTAAACAATGCCGGTGGTGGTAAAGGACAGTTCACAGCTGACTTTTACGAAGCAGGTGGTTTAGTAACTGCAGGTACTGGTGTTGGTAACTCAGACGTTACAGTATTTATTTACGGTTCAGAATTTAAAAAAGGAACAGCAGGTATGGTAGGTTCATTAGAATCTAACGACTTCATTTTCGACAACAAGCCAATCATCATTAAAGATACTTACAACGTATCTGGTTCTGATATGGCACAAATCGGATGGGTAGAAGTAACTACTGAAGACGGTGCTACTGGTTACCTTTGGTATTTAAAGTCTGAGCACGAAACAAGATTAAGATTCGATGACTATTTAGAAACAGCTATGATTGAAGCTGTACCAGCTGAGCAAAACTCAGGTGCTGCTGCAATTTTAGGTAGCGCAGGTGGTGCTGCTAATCCAGGCGCAGGGTCTGATGGTATCTTCTATGCTGTTGCAAACAGAGGAAATATCTGGGACGGTGGTAACCCAACTACTTTAGCAGATTTCGATTCTATCATTAGTAGATTAGACAAACAAGGAGCTATTGAAGAAAATGTAATTTTCGCAAACAGACAATTCATTTTTGATATGGACGATATGTTAGCTGCTCAAAACTCTTATGGAGCGGGTGGTACTTCTTACGGTCTATTTGACAATGACGAAGATATGGCATTGAACTTAGGATTCTCTGGATTCAGAAGAGGATACGATTTCTATAAAACTGATTGGAAATACTTAAACGACCCTACAATGAGAGGTGGTTTACCATCAGGTGCAGGTTCAGGTAAAATCAATGGACTATTAGTTCCAGCTGGTTCTACAAGTGTTTATGACCAAATTCTTGGTAAAAACGCTAAGAGACCTTTCTTACATGTTAGATATAGAGCTTCAGAAACTGAAGACAGAAGATATAAGACTTGGATTACTGGCTCTGCTGGTGGTGCTGCAACGTCGGATATCGATAACATGCAAGTAAACTTCTTGAGTGAGAGAGCTGTATGTACTTTAGGTGCAAACAACTTCTTCTTATTCCAAGACTAGTAATTAATTTTAAGGGGCGTAGCAATATGCCCCTTTTTTAAATTTTAAATTAAATTAAATCAAATGAAAAAAGAAAATACAAGTCCTAAAGCGGACACAGTAAAAATTACCCCTAAAAAATCTACACCTAAATTCGTAGATAAACAATATAAACTTACAAGAGAAACACCACCTTTATCTTTGATATTAGCATCAAGGCATACTACAAGGTTTCCGTTGTTATACTTTGATGAAGACACTGGTCTTAATAGACCTTTGAGATACGCCAGGAATCAAAACTCTCCATTCCAAGATGAGCAAGATGATAACGCTATCATTGAGCCTATTGTATTTGAAGATGGATTCTTACACGTTCCTAAAAATAATCAAGTCTTACAAAAATTCATGGACTTACATCCTGGAAAAGGAAGAGTGTTTACAGAAGTAAATAAAGCAAAAGAAGCTGCTGAGTTAGTAGAAGACTTAAACTTAGAAGTTGATGCTTTAATAGAAGCAAGGCAACTTACAGTAGAGCAAGTTGAAAATGTAGCTAGAGTGTTATTTCAAAAAGACGTTTCTAAAGTTACAACAGCTGAGCTTAGAAGAGATATTTTAATATTTGCAAAACAAAACCCAGGTGGTTTTATGAATTTATTAAAAGACCCTGCTCTTAAGTTTAACGCTACTATTCAAAACATATTAGATAAAAATCTAATACAACTTAGAAATAATAAGAAAGAAGTGTGGTTTAACACAGCGTCTAATAAAAAGAAGATGTGTAATATACCATACGGGGAAGACCCATTGTTCATTATAGCTTCATACTTTGAAAGCGATGATGGATTAGAGTCATATAAGCATTTAAAAGCGTTAGCAAAAAATTCGTAACTTTGTACTTTAATTTTAACTATTAATTTTTTTACAATGCAAAAATTTTTAAATATTCCAGTAACTAATGAGCAATACCAATTGGTAGCTATTAGTGATATTGTATTAATAGAGCAAGCATCTACTACTACAGTAACAATTACTTATGGTGGTGGTAAAGTAACTACTATTACTCACGCAACAGCAGCTGCGGGAGATGAAAAAGAAAGAGACACAATTGAAGGTGCAGTTGTAGCAGCATTAGCTACTTCTTGGACAAACCCAGCATATAACGTAGATAACCTACCTTATGCTGTAAGTGGAATTGCAGTCGCATAACGATTTAATCCTTCCTTTACTATCGACAGGAAAGCACCCGAATCAGGGTGCTTTTTTATTTTATGTATCTTTGTAAAAAGATTTTCAAATGATAAACTCTGTAAGAAATACTGTACTTGCTATTATCAATAAAAATAACTACGGATATATATCTCCAGGTGATTTTAATTTGTTTGCTAAACAAGCACAGCTAGATATATTTGATGAATATTTTATAAGATATAATCAGCAAATAAATGAAGAGAACGCAAGGATATCTGGGACAGGATATGCTGATATTAAAAAAGGATACGAAGAAGTTATAGATACTTTTTCTATCACATCATTCTTAACTCAAAAAACTCAAAACATTTATTTTTTACCATCACAATCTACAACTGGTTCTGACTATTATTTACTAAATAAAGTGCTATGTTTTTCAGGAGGAATGTTAAAAGGTGAAGCTGAAAAAGTAACACACAGTAAAATAACTATGTTAAACAGCTCATTACTTACATCACCTTCTACTATATTCCCTGCATACACACAAGAAGCAGATGAAATTGCTGTTTACCCAAACACGTTTAATGGTTTGAATGATATACAAGCTCAATACATAAGATACCCTAAAGACCCTAAATGGACTTATGTAACACTATATGGAGGTGAGCCACTTTTTGACCAGACACAAAATGATTATCAGGATTTTGAATTACCAATAGATGATGCTAATAATTTAGTGGCTAAAATATTGCAGTATGCAGGTATATCAATTAGAGAAGCTGATGTGTTTCAGTTTGGGCAAATAGAAGAACAACAACAAAATCAAACTAATATTTAATCATGGCATATATAAATCAAAGAAAATATTATACTAATGATGGTGTAAATCCTACAGATGAAAATTGGGGGTCTTATCAATATGTTACTTTAAAAGATATAGTTAATAATTTTGAATTAATGTATGCTGGAAATCATGAGTTGATTAACAATGAAAACAGATTTAAAATATTGTTTCATGCAAAGCGTGGTATACAAGAATTAAACTATGATGCATTTAAAGAAATTAAGTCTTTAGAATTACAGGTATATGATGATTTAAGATTTGTTTTACCTCCTGATTATGTTAATTGGGTAAAGCTTTATTTATTAAAAGATAATGTGTTAAGAGAACTAACTGAAAACATTCAGGTTCAATCAGCCGTTTCTTATATACAATCAGCTACAGCTTCATTTACTTATGATGGTGATGGTAATGCAACTGAAGTTGATTCAACTTTAGATACAGAAAGAAAAAACGGTTCATTAAGGAGTATATATTTAAATGATGAGATAGATGAAAATGTAAATCCTAATGCCTATAATTATGATAGTGATATTTACAATTACAGAATAGGAGCTAGATATGGTTTAAATACTGAAACAGCCAACATAAACCCTACGTTTACTATTGATAAAAAAGCTGGTGTTATTAATTTTGATTCCACTATGGCAAACCAACAATGTGTACTACAGTATATATCTGATGGTATGGAAAACGGTGATGACTCTAAAATAAGTGTAAATAAATTATTTGAAGATTATATATATGCTTACATACAATATGCTATTTTAAATAGTAAATTTGGAGTACAAGAGTATATTGTTAATAGAGCAAGAAAAAATAAACAGGCTTTATTAAGAAATGCTAAAATCAGATTAAGTAACATTCACCCTAGTAGATTGCTTATGAATCTTAGAGGTGAAGATAAGTGGTTAAAATAAAATGGCAAACATTCAAAGAAATTTTATAGCGGGCCGTATGAATAAAAGCCTTGATGAAAGGCTTGTCCCAAATGGAGAGTAT